GTAATATGTTTGCAGCCAAACTTTGTAGATTTAAAATTACATCTTCAGTTGGTTCATTAGATATACCAAATCGTGTAGCTGATTCACTTTTTGTAAGTTCTTTTAGTGTTATATTTTCTGTTAGATACATAGCTTCCTTTATCATTAGACTCTAGTTAGTTTTAATATTTTATCTATTTGTGCCTTAATAATTGGACCTCTATTTGGCCAATGTATATAAGGTTCATCACTCTTACTTAAATTGTATAGAAAAGGTAATATAACTTTTTCTATGTCTTTAAATCTTTTAGTAACTTCTTCACTTGCTAATTCTTTTGTAATCGTTTCTTTTTCATTTACAATTTCCATAATTTCATTCATCATAGATTTAATTGTAGATACATCTGATTTAATTTTAGATAGTTCTACATTATTAGTTTCTATAACTTTAGGGTCTATTGATGGTGATGCATCTGCTGGTTTATTTGTAACTGGTGTAAAACCAAAATCTTCATTAAGGTCAAAGCCTCGCATATAATCAGGAATATTATTGTCTACCATTTGTTTCTCTTTCTATGTTTAGCTATTACTTGTTCAGTTTTAGATTGTTTAATAGTTTTTTTACCATATCTTTTTGCAAGTGGACTAGTAGGATGTGCTTCTGCAATCCTAGACATATTCTCTTTCCAACCTTGGTCATTTTTATATGTAATGCCAGCAACTCCACCAACTATATTTAGTGTGGTAAATACTTGTCTAACATTCTTATTTTTTTTTAAATAACTGTCTAATTCTGACATTGACATTTGTTCGGTATATTCTTTACCAGTTTTTATATTTTCAAAACTATATATTGGCATCTATACCTTTTTTATACCAATCAGGCATTACAGAAGGACTACGCCAAGTAGCAAAAGGTCTTTTTTTCATTATGTAATATTTTCTATAACTTTCTATTGAATTGCCTGGCACTTTACATTCTTCTGGCATAGCAGGAGGTGGTTCTGTACCTATTTTATTTAGTGGTATATTTTTTGGTGGATTTTTTAATATTGAACCTAGTTTTTGTACTGTCATATGGTCAACTGATTTATTATATCTTAATTTAAACTGTGAATTAAGTGCCATCATATGCCTGTATAACCAAACATAGTTATATGCTGATTGCATTACCCATATTGTACTAGGGTGTTTAACGTGACTGGCCAAATATAAAATAGATTCTAATTCTTTTACTGGATGTGTCCATCTTTTAATTTTACGGCCATTGGCTGTCTTACCATAATATTCTACACCATCTATAATTCTATGTGCTGTTGATAACATCTGTGCTGATTCTATAATCATTTTACATACGTGTTTATCACAAGACATTTCTGCTGCAACTAGGGGGTCTTTATCTAGGTAAAATATGTTCATTAGTTAATAGTTCTTTTATATTTTAAACATAAGTTTTTCCACACTTTGAACCAATACTTTTTAGCCCAAGCTGATTCTGCTTCACTTAATGCTTTTGATGCTTTTTTGATTGCTATTGTTTGTGCTTTTGGTGTCAATTTAATCATAGTATTATTATATCACAGTTAAAATGGTATGTCAATTCAAAATTTAGGCCAAGGTACACTTTTAAAAACATCAGCTATATTGTTTATTGATGGTTTACTTTCTTCTTGTGTTGTACTCTTTGTGGTATTACAATTTACCAATAGAAGTAACAACATTATACTAAGTGTTTTTTTCATCTTTTATCTCCATTATTTGGTCTAGTTTTACTTTTATCTCATCAGGATTTAATTCTGATAATGATTTTTGATCTGCGTTCTCGCCGAATATTGATTTTAATAACACACCTTGTTTTTCTTTATATGTGTCATTTTTCTTCTGTAATCTTTCAATTTTCTTTTCTAAATCTTCTTCTTTGTTTTTTATACCTTTACTTCTTTGATATTCTTTAATAGATACGTTCACTGCGACCAACATCAATACGGCCAATGGATCAAAGACTAATATTAAACATATAATAATAAACCTTACTGCTCTATCTAGGTTACCATCATCAGCATCACCAAATAATATCTCGGCAACATACTTAAATGGCCCTACCTCTTTGTCTATGGCCAATTGGTCTTTGTCGTATTTAAGTTTTTGATTTGATAAATCTGTAATCTTTTTAGATGAATTGGCAATAATATTATTAACTCTATTTCTTTCAGTGGTTTGTTTCTGTCTTTCTATAAGACCCTTATCGGCGTCTTTATCTATAACTTTATCTAATGCTGTATCTAATTGGTCTATAATCTTCTGAGCACCAGTAATTGCTTTCTTTTCTGAATCTATCTGTCTTTCAATATTCTTTACAAGTAATCTATTACCTGTATTTGGTGCCGCTGTATCTAAATGTGCCTTTGATAAAAAACCAAAGATACCTATTGAAGTAATAAACATTAACATCAATACAGCTGATAATAGATAGGCTCTTATAGATTGTGGTAATAAATCTAAATTCCAATTACGATATAACCAAGACACTGTTACCAGTTTGGCTATCTCTAGTGTAACTCCCATTGTAATGACTGCCCAATAGGCACCAGCAAACAATGCTGCTAGTCCTAGTATAGAATAATAAGCTCCTACAACGGATACGGCAATACCTGATATGAAAAGTAATATTGTTAAAATCATTTAATTATTTTTTGTTTTCAGAATCAAATTCTTCTGGTGTCATTAATTTTTGTTGTTTGACTTTTGGATTTTTTACACCTAAAAACTGTAAAAATAATTTTGTTTCATTCATAGCATTATTTTGAAAATGCTGATGTAACATTTTAGATACTGTCATATCTAGTAAAAATTGTCTTACTTCTTTTTTACAATTTTTATTAATGCCACTATTAAATCCAAGATAGTAACTTAGTCCTATAACTACTCCTATAATAATAAAAAACATTAATTCTATCATCTTTTAATAACTACCTTTCCATCTTGTCTTAGTTTTTTAATTATATTTATAACTTGCTCTTCATAGTCTTTTGTTGTACTCCAACTATCAAGACCTTGTGCTAATTGTATAGCATCAACTTTACCATACCATCTATTTTGTTTATCTCTTATTTTTCTAAATTCAGCATATGCCTGTTTAGTATTAAGGATTTTAATATAATCTCGGACTGAAGCACATTTAGTATTATATGATTTAACACGCCAAGATAATGTATCATTATAACCGTGTGGTAACATACCTGCGTCTTTATTCCATACTCGTATACCAAACAAATTATTTCCTTCACGAGCAAATCTACTTAGACCTGCGTTACTCTCAATAATGGCCTGAGCAATAATAAGATCGTCTGGTATTCTCTCGTTTTTATGTAACTCTAAATTAAGATAGGCGATACATCTTTGCATAGTTTTTATAAATTCATCATCTGAACCAACTGTAATTCTAGGTTCTGCGAAACCAATTTCTTTTGCCCATAGTACAGTTTTATCTACGGCCTTTTCTTCTATATTGTGTTTAGATATAAAGTTAGGATAAAATGTACCGATACCAAAACCTATTAAACAAATACCAATAACTCCCATTATTTGTCTAAAATGGTATCGCATTTTGCGTGGCCATTTGTATTTAAAATACCACTTTAAAGGTCTATGTTTCATTATCGTTTACTTATGATATACTCATAATGATATTGTGAAGCATCTGTCAACATACCACTCTCGGTTTTTTCTAAGTATTTTACTTTAACTTTCTTTTGTAAAAATAATAAACGATTGTCATTTAAATATTTTGACATAGTATTAAATATTCTTTCTGATTCTTTTACTGAAAAATTATTTAATACATCTTCCTGAAAGTGTCCTTCGTAGTAAATAGCTTTCTCGCCTTTATTCTTAAACCAAGCAAATTCTTCTACTTTCTTTACTGCGTTTAATATGATTGGTTTTAGGTACTCGTCTTTAAACTTTTTTACATTCACTTCTGTCATTATATATCCTATGTTGTTTTATAATTTTAAGCCTACACTTTTAAGTTTTGGTTTAAAACTATAAAATAGTTTGTTGTGGGCACCATTATCATTTATCTGTGTAAATTGATAAAGATGTACCATTTCGTGGGCTAACGTTTCCAAGAAATCTTTTTTATTATCGTATTTTATATCCATTTCTAATTTATGTACTCTAGTACCTTTTCTTTTAAAATCTAATTGAATTACTTGTCCCATACATCTTTGATATTTAAGTTCTTTAATTTCTATATCGTTAAATGGTGATAATTTGTTATCAAATAATCCTTCGTTGAGTATTGTGAAAAACTTTTTAATATCTTTATATGTGGTTGAATATTTGTCTTTTGAAGATAACAATGGCATAAGTTTCTTTTTAACTGCTAAAACTTTTCTTTTTGTTACCTTTATCATACATTATTTACAATCGTCCTGTATTTTTGTATCCTTTAGTAAACTGCATTTATATGATTTGTCTGCTTCAAGTCTTAGTTCTGCGGCCGCTTTATCTAATATAGCGGGTAAGTACTTCTGCAATATATTAATACTATCAAGAGCGAACAAATGGGCTACTCGTGCCAGTTCTTGTTCCATCAATTTAGAGGCATCAATCGGTTGGCCAGATACCTTTTGTGTTATCACGTGGCCTATAACGGCCGTATTATATTCACTTGCCTTAACCGATTTCATAAAAAGGGTTAAAAGGCCATACACTAGTAAACCTAGTATAGTGATATAAATTAAAAACTTCTTCATATATTTATTGTTTGTTGTTTATATGGATAAGGTAACACTTTAATGTGTTTAGGTCAAGTGTTATAAAAAAGAAATATGTGTTTAGAATCAATGACTTGAAGTCATTGTTTTTAAAGGGTTTTTTAGGAAAACCCTTAAAACCTTAGTTTCTTGTGAATTGGTCGTTCCAATTAAAGGCTTCTTTTACACAATTTTCTGTAAGGCCTTTATATGTAAGATTCAATTTTTTGTCTTTTATGTCAATTAATACTTTAGCATCATCTTTATGTAATGCTTCTAGCATTTGTATAAAAAGCATTTCTTTTTTAGCTTTAGGTATATTACTACCACCTTTGATAAAAAGATATAACTTTCTTGCTTCATCTAGTAAAGATGTGTGATCTGTTCCTTCAGGTACATCATTTTGTATAAATGGTGGATTTCCCTCTGGTATATCCCAAACAATTTTAGGGTCAAAAGCAGCTTTTAATAACTGTCTTAATGCTTGACCGTCGTGTTTTTTTAACACTTCAATTTTTTTAGGTTTATCTTTTGCGTTATTTACTTGTGTAAATATTTCGTGTGCTAAAGGTCTAGCGTTAGTGGCCGTACGAGCTACTGACTCCATTCCTGATTTACTCATTAGGCTTGAATGCCTAGGTTTTTCTTGTTCCATAATTACTCCAATATCCGAATATTAAAAATCACCAATGTTTGTCATCAATGCTTTTAGTTTGTGTTGCATAAAATAAGGTAACAGTTTGGACCTGTTAGGTATCTTATACTCTCTATATGTATTTATAATAGTTCTTTCAAGCTCTTTTGGCATACAAGAAAGGTCTATTAATCGTTTGTTTCTCTCGTAATATTTACTGGTTTCACTGCCAAGAGGTATATTACTAACGTTGGCCCATTCTTCAAGTCGTTTCTTATTAATAGGTCTTTGTTTCTCACCTGTTAAAAAGATGTCGTCTGGACTTAATATATTAGGTATACCATCTGAACGGTCACCTTTTATAATCTGTTCGTGTAAAAATTTCTTAGGATCTAAACCTTCACCTACAAATACCTTTTGTATAGGACTATATTGTTTAACATTTGATTTAGTTTGTAATTGAATAAAGTCTTTATCACCACTTATAATCATAATAGGTTCATTATTATGTTTAACTAAGGTAGCAATTATATCATCAGCCTCGGCCTTTTCTATGTACATCATTACATAAGGAAAGTTTTCAGCAATTTCATTTTTAATTTCTGTAATAATTTTGAATATATTATCCCAATCTGTGGCAGAATCTACTCTACCTTTTCTTCTAGCGTGC